GTTTGCGTAAGCAACGTTTCACCGCTTGCGCCACCGTTTTTCAACGTGAACGCACCCGCAGCCGCACCGTAAATTACAACCTGCCGTAAACGAGAACGAGATGGACCGACAACCGCAGCCGCCGTTCCTTGAACCCAATTATATGCACTGACTGGACCAGCCATAAGTTACCTCCTTATGAGAGGTTGCGGTTTTGTAGATACAATACCGTGACTGTAGCTGCACCCGCAGTAGCTGCTGTACCTGTCTGGTTGTAGGTCACCGTGATATCAACATCAGAGGTTCCAATGTCGATCAAGTTTCCAATCTGAGAAACATCAGAAGTAGCAAGAACACGCGCTTGTGCCCCCGCAGCTAGTGCGTCTGCGTATTTATCCGCCGTTGTTCCATCACCGATGTCTAACGTGTTAGTCGTGCCAGCGTCAAACGCAGTCGTCACATCAACAGCAATTTGATAAATTTGACTATTGGCTGGAAGTGTAGCAACAACAGTTTCTGTTCCGTTCGCACCAAAAACAACGTTTCCGCTTTGCGCCATCAAAACAAAACCAACGTTTGCTTTGTCCGAACCTACAGTAGTTCCTGTAGTGTCTTTAATGGTCCCTGCTTTAATAGGACCTGAAAAAGTAGTTGTACCCATGTCGATCTCCTGTCTGGGTTAGTCAGCCACCCCATGTGACTGTCAGGGATATATTAACCATACAGAAGTTTAAGACAAAAAGAAAGGGGCTACCGAAGTAGCCCCAGTCCAAACAGGGAGGAATGTCATTTGAAAACGACACAACCCCTATAACACATTTTACGCTCCGGGGGAACCGAAAACACAGCGAGGATCAGAAAATCCAAAGCTGTAGCGTTCACGAGCCTTAAAGCGCATGTTTCCTGTGTCAAAGTCCGCTTCCATGTTAGTTGACAACGGAGTACGCTCAAAGTGGATGAAACCACGTGGCGCGTCTGTTTTGATGAAAAACGCATCTGGATCCGTTAGGAAGTCGTTGACGGCATAGCCTTCAGGCAACATTCCCATTGAACGGATTGCGTTTACATCGTTGTCCGCTGTGCCAACACGAAGGTTAGACACCATCAAACGTTCTGCAACGAACTGTAGTTGACGTGGAATAATCAACTTCATGCCGCGTAGTGCGACCTTCAAACCACGCTCGTCAACAAAACCTGCGATGTTGATAAGGGCATCTTCAAGAGATGTCTCATTCAAATCCGCAGCAGTTGTTGGTTCGTTGGCAAATGTACCACCTGAAGTAAGTGGGTGGTCAGTTGCACACAATGCAACACCATCACCACCAGCAGATGCGCCAGCAGTAAAGGCATTGTTAAGAACCGCAGCGGCCTTAACTTGTTTTGTGTGTGCCATTGAACGAGCCAACGCACGAGTATACCGCGAACCAAGACGATCATAAAGATTGTCTTCGATAGCTTCCTCTGTTATAGAGAATGCAAGCGCGATAGTTTCGTGGTTATAACGAGCAGTATATGCCTCGTTAGCATCGTCGAAGTTTACAGCAGAACCTTCCGATTTGGTTGGTGCCGCGCCGAAACCACTCAACATAACTTCCTCTTCAAATGCACGATCTGAAGATTCAGTGGTGTATACCTCTGCATGTTGGTTTTCGTACCTATTGTACTCCATACCAAACAAGGCGTTGAGGCCGGGTTCCAACTCTTTCGCTAGTTGTGCGCGAGAGATAGCCATTAGTTAGCCTCCTTATACGCCAGTTGTCGATGGAGTACCAGCAACAATCGCACCATTCGGTGAGTTGAAGCTGTTATTCAATCGAACGATGAGTGGGATACCAGCGGCTGTAAAGTCTTGGTTTTCTGGGTCATCTTGAATCCCCATAATACGCAAGTGCAATGCAGCAGTGGTGGCGATTGTGCTAACACCCAACTTGGCAGATGAGATACCCGTGGTCGTTGAACCAGAAGTAGCCGTTGCAAAGTTAGCGTTTGCAAACACATGTCCACGCGCAGTTGCTTCGCTAGTCAGTGAAGCATCTGAACAAATAACAAATGTCTGCATTGGGTTGTCATACACAAAGGCTTTGACGGGATGATTTGAATCCGCGCCAGAACCGGGCCAGTAGTTAGAAAAAACTTTCTCACCAGTAGTGGACGAAACGTATTCGCAGCCCCAGAATACACCAACAAGTCCTACCGTGCCACCAGCAGCCGCGCCAACAATGTCAATAAAGCCTGTTGACAGCGGGATTACGGGTGAACCTTGGTAAATCGCGTTAGTGTTTCCAGAGGCAATACGATACTCGGTCGCACCAGTGGTGTTCGCAGCCTGACCGACTACGCCAATCGGACGAAGTCCGAATGCACCGTTAGTGTTTGCCATAGTAGCAATCCTCTAAGTTTATCCGGAGTCGCGTTCGCGGCCTCCGAAGGTTACACGACTTTGCCTACTATTACTTATAGGCATTGAAGGATGTTGCTCCTTCATAAGGTCCTGATCTACAGCGGTCATTTGTTCGCGGGTTCTGCCCCCGTAATATGCAGTACGTTCTGCCACCGTTTCAACAGGTATACGGCACAGCATCAGTCCTCCTTGTCCAATCACCCCCTCATATCGACCTTCGTCGATAGTCGGAGCCTCATAGTCTGGATACTCATCTTTCCGGACAGGTTCCCATCCTTCACGTAGCTTGGAATTGACGTTCATTTTGTCTTCCTCGCCACGCATAGCGACTCGAATCCAACGATGCACAAACCCATCAGGTGGAGTTGGTGCCTCAAGATGACTGGGCGGTGCCCATGGTTTTCTGCGCGTTTCTTTTTCGCGGGTTTCACTCTTACGAGTAGTGCGGGTATCAGCCATGTCTCAATCCTTCACGTATTTAGCATATTCTTCAAGCGGCACGTTTAAACGTTTCGCCATCGCAACTTGTGATGGTGAGAGCTTCACCGACTTGCGCCCCTGTTTTGCAGTAGTGCGGGTAGCTGAAGCGCCAGCAGGTGCGACCTGTGCTCCACCCGATTTCTTCGTCTGAAACTTCTGCGGAAACTCCGCACGAATACGACGATCAAGTTCAGTATAGTACGAGTCGTCGTTTGGGTCAAACCCCTCTTCTTCGACAAGTTTACGGTGTAGACCAAACGCAGCATATGTCATAACCTCGTCAGATCCAAACCAATCATTTTTTTGAGCCCACGCCTCCGCTCTAGGGTCCGGCCTGCTTTGCGGTTGCGCAGCAGGTGCAGCCTGTGAAACGGGAACCTCTGGCTGTTGTGTGCGGGACTGCGCACGAGATTGCGCCATCCGCAAACGCTCGGACTCAATAGCCATTTGAGACAACTTCTGTTGCGCCTCAAACATTTTATCCGCTTCCCCAGCCTCATATGCTTCACGATACTCACGTTTCGCTTGCTCTATTTGAGACTCAATCCGACCACCAAACTCCGTAAGATAACCTTTATCCAAGCTTTCCACACGAGACTGAAGCTTTTTATTCTCAGCAATTAAATGCTCGGCAAGCCGCGCCGCTTCTTCTTTTGCTTTTTCTTCGTCACGATACTTGCGGGTTAGTTGGTTGATCCGTTTTTGAACCTTGTTGTTGTAGTCTTCAACTTCATCATCCGACCTAGCCGCTGTGTCCGCTTCAAAATCAAGTTGCTCTTGAGGCGCTTCTTCGGATGTCTCAACCTCAACTTCGACATCTTCCTCAATGTCTTTTACATCTTCTTCCATTGTAATATCCTCAGACATGTTTCACATCATCAGGATCAAAAATAGTAGCGATAACTTCGTCGTCGTTAAGAATACGAACTTCGCCCCCATCAATTTTAAATCTTGATCCTGAATACCTACCAATACAAACCCACTGGCCTTCCTTACACCACGGCTTGTCTCCAAACCGCTCAACATCAGAATAAGCCATAGGCCCGACCTTGAGAACGTAAGCAACCACTGTGGCAATACTTTCACGTTCTCTGACTTCTTCCGGAACATAAAGTCCCCCGGAAGTTTTTTGTTTGCCCTGATATGGCATAACTAAAATCCGCCAACCCGTGGGTTGCGGAAGCCGTTCAAGTAGCGATTTGTCCAGAAGAGAGGGCTCTAACACCCTGTTATTAGCGTCAACATACGCGCTATCAATAGAAGAAGACTGCTCTTGTCTTTCTTTATTCATTTTTTGCGCGACGTGATCAGGAAGATATAAAGTCTTCGACATCTTCGTCAGCGTTCTCCAGCAGGGCTTTTAACTCTTCTCGTGCATAGGAGAGGCCCCGTATCTCCCCAACGAGCAATTTGTACTCATGAAAGTCTTTTGCCACATCATGAGCAAGCGCGTCAGCTATTTCATCCTGACGTTGTTTTAAGACTTTATACATAAATTGCGCAAATGCAATAGCATCCATTAAAGAATATCCCTCTCAGAACCTTCCGCCATAGATTTTATCGGACCGCCCGTAACCCAGGCATCGCACACATGGTCCGAAGAACACACAAACTTGTACATTTGACAGTAACCAAGATCCCCAGATTCATCCCCAATACATTCGAGCATGTTATCTGTTTGATTATACGCGCCACAATTGCCGCAAACTTCCGTTAACTTAAATCCGCCGTCGTTAGATGGATCTCGGTAGTTGACTTCTTCTATGGCAAGTTCCTTGGCTTCTTCATTAACCTCCGCATCCTGCGTGGCAATCGGGCAGCTAGGACCACCATCATCCCCATTGACCATTTTATCCACAGGGATGCCTTCGTCCATTATGCTAATTGTAATTATAGGCATTAATAAGTCTTTCCACGATTAGGGTTGTCACGAACGTCACCAATACGGCCCCCGTTCTTTAAACGCGCACCAACAACACGGCCCTCTTTGTCAATAAGAAGCATAGAGTCCGGAAGTTTTTTTGAAGGTGGAGGGCCAAATTTTCCCCGCAATATTCTATCTGGATATTCCGGAAAATTCCTTCGCAAGTCTTCCCTCTGAAAAAAACCACGACCTTGTAGCCGTTTACTTTCGGCCTTTTTTTCTTTTTCTGATGCGCGTGCCATTAAAACCCCTAAGCTTAATATGTCTTTCCACGATTACGGTTATAACGCACATCGCCAGCATACTCATGCACCTTTCCGCCATGCACAAACTTTTTTGGCGTTTTTCTGCCAAGACGTTTTTCCAGATCCGTATCGGCCTCTCTCATCAAGTAGTCTCCAAAATCCTCAACAGCCTTACCAACCCGGGATTTCTGCCCATACTCTTTGTAGGTAGGTGCACCTGTATCAGTCATGGCCTCGGAAAGAAGCTCCTCAATCCGTTTTTCTACCTTTGGAGTCATGAAATTTTTTGTCTCAGCGCGCATTGGCATAGCCGTTTCCTACTCTCTTATCTCAAAGTGTGGGCCGTCAATAAACGGGCGTCTACCCTGTGAGCGACGCAAGTCAATGTAAGCATTCATTGCTTCCTCCATAGTTCCGCCCCATTTACGGATATCATCAATATGCCACGCCGCACCCCACCGGATAGGCACCCCAACGATAATTGCAGCTTCCTTGATCGCATCTGCAAGATCATCATACAAATTGAGCTCCCATGAGGCCCTAGAATTTACAAAGGCCATTACGTCAATTGCCTTGCCTTCAAGGTGAAGACTTTTCATAGTCTTGCTGGCTCCCTTTGCGACAAGCTCTTTTTGCTCATCCAACGTTCTCAAGCCTTGAATCACACCAAAGTCAGTTTTAGTTAGCGTAATAGCATGTTTCGCCACTGCCTGTAAGCGTTCATCTACGCCTTCAAGCCTATCAAGGCTGCGTCTGCTTAATTTAAAAGTCATGGTTTTGCCTTCATGTATTTGCTTACCGCTCTATTGCCAAACCAGAATGACATGATTGCAGCAAACAAACCAGCCGTTGCATCGTCCCAGATCAAAGATAAAGCACGTCCTATCTCATGGCCCGTATCTAATAGCGCCAGCAAAGCAGTCACCTTGATGGCAACGAAAAGAGCAAAAAAACAATAAGTGATAACAGGACGCACACTTCCGCGTAGTGCGTTGATAAAGCCTCCCGCATCAATACTATCATGTCGGTATAGCCCCTCTGTCTCCTTAATGTCTGCTTCTTTGTCCATGATGCTTAACTTTAGTTCAGCACGTTTAGCCATAAGGTCCATCTCAAGTTGCGCTCTTTCTAGCTCATGCTTGTGCGCTTGGTTTGCTTTGAAGTATCCCAATACCTCTGGCAAAAAGGATGTGGTAAACCCAAGCAAGCTGCCAAGAAGCGTAATCATTTTGACGCCCCTTTGTTTCCACCGTTTACATACAGTCCAAACCAGGCTGCACCAGCGCCAACAATCACGCTGACAAAACCAGCTTGAGCATTGTTGGGTACATCGAGTGCCATGAACCAGTTGCACGTTTGATAGAATACAATCATGTAGCTTAGAATAAGTAGACGTGGAACAATGCGCCACGCATCCAGTTTCTCAGGTGTCATCTCAGACCTCCATATCTACAATCTGACCCTGCGGTTGCAGCCCAGTATTGTGCGCCCCAAACTTATCATAACTGAGCATTAAATCAAGCTGTTGTCTCTCCAGCGCCTTAGCGAGCTTGTGAGCGCGGTTATGTTGTTTCTGAACCTGTTGCTGCGCCTGATGGTTCTCTATGCTCTCACGGCTTCTCTCAACGCCCACGGCAAACGGTAAATTTCCTACTGGCTCAAGCATTGGCTAACCACACAAAGCCCACAAGACCAGCAAACAAAACTAAGAACAAAACAATCCCAGCGCACCACTCAATAATAGTTTGCTTAATCTCCATTCTGCGGAAGTCATGCTCACGCTTTTGCTTCCGAATCTCCGCTTCTATCCTCAAAAACTCCTGCCAGTGGGATGGTCCCAGTATAGCTGGATGGCTAATTAACTCTCGCAGCTCATCACGCATCCTTTGCGCTTGTTTCCTCGCAAGAAACACTTCCATAGCTTGCGCTTGGACACCCCCACCCAGTAGCTTGTACCACGGTGGCTTCTCTGCCATTTTTTCAGCTTGATCAATATCAGCCATGCAGTTGGCCCATTGCTGTAATTGCTGGCCCATATCCTGCAAATCTCGACCGACTTGGACGCCTTTTTTCAAAAAATTATACGCGGCCTGTGCGCCTGCAATCGCAACCCCGATTTCTATCATGTGTCATAGAACCTCGTAGGACAAGAGTAGTTTGGATCGACCGAATACACCTTATCATACCATACATAGGCTGGCCTGTCATACCCACAATCGTAAACGCAAACCTTGTACAATCCGAAAGAAAAACTTTGGCCCCAAAGGATTGCGACCAAAGCACACACTAAAACGTTCCGGAAAACCTTTGAGGTCGAGCAATCTTGCTAAACTTCGTTATTATCCGTCCACCATTAGCCTTACGTGCTTTGTCTAATGCAATAGCTACCGCCTGTTTCTGAGGTTTCCCCGCAGCCATCTCTGTGCGAATGTTCTCGCTGATAACCTTCTGGGACTTCCCTTCCTTCAAAGGCATTACTGTGTCCTCCGCAACATGCTCTCGCGTTGCATTTCAATGCGTTCCATATTCACATCATTGCGGTCATCAGCAATTTGTTCCTGTAACTCCAGTCTTGCCGAGTCCGTTACCGCCCGTTGCTGGGCTTTTAAACGCTCAAGATCAAGCTTTGCCTCATCAAGCTGGGCTTTGTTTTGCGCCTCCATCTGACGTATTGCCAGTTCCTGCATCCGGATTTGAACAAGCGGATCCGACGCTGGGTCATTCTGACCCGGAGCCGCCATCGCTGGCATGATCTCCTGAATCATCTGCGCCTCAACTTGAGCTACACGGCTCTCCATTTCCTGCGCCATCTGTTGCGCTCGCATCTGTAACTCAGGGGTCGGATTCATTTGCGCAGCCATCTGCAACTGTTGCTGCATGTCAATAAACTCCATCTCCACCATTGCCCGGGCTTTAAGACTAATATGTTGGAGAACATGCGTGAAGATACCACCAAGGGCCGCAGGATTAGCTTGAAACACGGGCAAGGAGATCAAAGCCATGTGGCTTTGAATGTGAGCGTCGTGGTCCTGTTTGGGGAAGGCTTGCGGGACCGCACCGCTCAACAATCCACCATTCTCCATCGCAGGGTCCATGGGTTGGGGCGGTGGTGGTGGTGGATTCAATATCTCGTCTATGTTCTGCACCTCAAGCGCCTGATACATACGACGATAAGCCTGATACAAATTATGCATCTCAGGGTTTGTTTGTGCCAACTGCAATTGTTGTTGCGCCAAAGCAATCCGCTGCGACATCGAAAAAATGTTAGGATCACTGACCGGAAGAACATCTACCCGCGCATCAAAATCCGCTTGCTTTACATCTTGTGGCGCACCAGCAACCTCATAAGGATACATCGGCGGCAAATTGTCCTTGAAAATACGAGCCAATAATCTGAACTCGTTCTTCTGCGCGTAGTGCAACCGCTTGTGAATCGCAGACATCACTTTCATGCCGCGCTCAAGCATTGCAACGGTCGTACCAACAGGCGTCTCTTGGTTCATATTCGACATTTGCTGATCCGCTAAAGCCACAAACCTGCGCCCGTCATTAACCAATCCACCTAACAACGCATTCAACGTCGCAGAAGGCTCCTTATACGGCAACGGCACAATCGCATCACGAATACTACCACCCGGTGCGTCAATGTCTCTAAACTCTCCCGGCTGCAAAGGCTCGTCATCATTACGAACACGTACACCACGAGCCTTAAATCCCGCAGGTAAGTTCGACAATGTACCCGCATCAATTAGTTGACGCAGCAAACTTGTCGCCGCACGACCCAAACCACCAATCATGTGGATCAAACCAAACCCATAAAACCCAAGACCGGGCATGAACTTGTAGTGCACAAAGTATTGAACCTTGCGCTTAATTGGATCATCCATTGCGTAATTACGGCGAATGGCAAGTATTTCCCCAGAATCCTCATCCAACGTCACAACATATGGAAGCTTCACACCCGTAGGCTCTCCCATCGCGTCCACATCCTCAAAACCCTCAAGGTCCAAATCAATGTGAAACTCCAAAACCGTGTGTACATCGTCGCTGTAATTCTTAGAAATACCCTCTAATTCATTAACCTTTTGACGTACAGGGTCCTCCTCCTGATCCGAACCGCCCGTCAACTCCACATCACGATAAACCCCAGCAACCTGCATCTTACGAATGTCGTTCTCGTCCATGCGTAATACGTGCGTCACACGATTTGCCGTCTGCAAATCACTCGCTGAATACGGAACCACCAAATCCTGCGCAGGAATAAATTTCGCCACAGCACGTTGCTTCGTCGGATCAAAATAAACCTTCTTAAACGTTGACCCGCTCAAAGGTAAATAAAACAGCATCTGATCCATGTCCGGATCATACTCTTCCATCACCTCAACAATCTGATAATTCATAAAGTTCTTAACACGCTGGGCTTGCGCTTCCCGATCCGGCGTCTGCGCACCAAGAACCTGCGTCCTCACCGGACCTCCAGAAGGCAACAACTCCTTGTAAGCCTGCGCTTGAAACTGAACCACGCTCTCACTTATCAACGGATGCGTTATACCAGAAGCACCCTCAAACGGAGTCGTCCTCTCCTGAGTCTTTAACCCAAGTAAATCAAGACCCTTCGTATACGTCTCTTCCCACTCAGACCGAGAGTCCAAGTCATCCTCGTAAAAACCACGCAACTCGTTAGATAACGCACCAAGAATCGACCCGTCTAAAAACTCAGCAAGGTTCGCGTCAAACGGCGCATCAACAGGAGGAGCCTGCAACTCCATCATCTCCTGTACCATTACGCCACCGTCCGGCGTCTCTAAAATCTCCGCACCTTCCTCAAAGGACATCGGTACATCAATCGGAATCTCCACATCGGGCAACCCCATGCTGTCATCGAGATCCAGTCCCTGTGCGACGATTGGTGGTAAAGCCATCAGTAATACTCCCGTCTGCGAGGCGCATATTCATCGTTCATGTTATCTTCACCGTTCAACGATACAAAACCGCCTTGCCTAAATCGCATCAACGCTAACGTCATACTATCACAAAAGTCATCATGATCGCCATTAGGAAATGATGTGACCTCCTCAATTACCTCATCAGAAAACTTTTTCTGTTCAGGATCGGGAGCCCACACCACCCCTGCCTCAAACAACGGAGCAACCATGTGCATTCTCGTAACCTTATCACGACCTTTCCCCGGCGCAAAGCCTAAAGCTGGAATCCCCCGTAGCCGTAACTCGTCAATCAACGGCGTACCCGTCGCTTTCGCCTCCACAACAACCATGTCAGGCTCCCAATACTCGTGCTCCTCGTAAGCAATCTCCTTCAACTCAGGGAAATTCCACCTACCACGCCGCGCATCTAACAAAATTATGTGGTCCGCACCCGCTTCGTCCGGCTTAAATATCCCCCAAGTCGTAATCGCCGAATAATCCGCACTTTCCTTCTTCGAAAACGCCGTATCATACGCCTGAAGCACATAATCCAGCCGAGGAATGTCCTCTTTATCCCAAACCTGCCACCATTCACGCTTGATAATCGCCGCTTCCGAAACTGTCGGCTCTTGCTGCCACTGCGCAGACCACTTCGCCACCGGAAGTGACGCCTTAATCGACAGCAGCGCGTCTTTATCCCAAAACTCAGGCCATAAAGGGTTGCCAGAAGGCATAATTGCAGGAAATTCCACCACCTCCCACTTGTCTGACATGATGTCACTGCCCTGCGCAGCCAATAATCGCCCCGTTAAATCCTTCTTACCCCACCGAGTCATGACAATTATAATCGCACCACCCGGTTGAAGACGCTGACGCGGCCCAGATGTGTACCATTCATACGCATGATCAAACGCACTGTCGCTCAAAGCGTCCTGTTCCGAGTGCGGATCGTCAATTACAAACAAATCTGCACCACGACCCGTGACCGCAGCACCAACACCCGCCGCAAAATACTCGCCACCAGCCTGCGTCTGCCAACGACCCGCGCCTTTGTTGTCTTCCTTCAGCTTTGTGTCAGGAAAAACCTCTTGGTATTGCGGATCGTCAATCAAATCCCGTACTTTTCTACCAAAACGTACTGCTAGTTCGGTATTATGGGTAGCCTGAATTATCTTTAGTTTAGGGTTGCGGCCCAAAAACCACGCAGGCATCAAATAACTCGCAAACTCAGACTTCGAATGACGAGGCGGCATGTTCACAATCAACCGCTTAATCTCACCCCGCGCCACCTTTTCCAGTTTTTCCGCAATAATCCTATGATGACGACCCTCAATAAAATTCTCATACACATGATGCGCAAAAGACATAAACTTCTCTTGCGCGTTTTCACGCAAATCTAACCGCTTCTTAGCTTCCGTAAGTGCCAGTATCTCTTTTAAAGCTTCTTCCGGAAGCGTTTGTAGGTTCATGATCAGGTATAATAGTTATAGTATGGGTCAGACTCAGAAAAAATATTCCCCGGTAACAATGCAGTCACAGGAACACCAAGCGTCGGTAAGGGTTGCGTATATGGCGTTAAAGCAGCAGGCTCTAAAGCCTTCGCAACTAATAAATCATCCGAATAAAAATCCTCTTCAGCGTCGTCTGCCGCAGTCTTCAAAACACAAACACCTTCCGGGCCCATCTCATAACCCTCCGGGCAAGGGTCTACCACGGACATCTGCTCATCTCTGTCCCGTGGCATTGAACTATTTCTTTCCATCGTGGCTTTCGTCGCATTAATATAATCATCCACTACCGCAGCATACACTTCGTCATCGTACATGCCGTAGCCCATCTTCTCCTTCATGCCCGGAGCAAGAAGATTTGTCCGCTGCTTATCAAAGTTTGAGAAAAGTCCAGCATTAAATCCAAAACTAAGGTCCCCAAAAATGTCACGAGCCATGTTTTGACCCAAGCCCAAAATACCGGGAAGCTGAGTGTTAGGAGCCATGCGTAAACGCTTACGCAAACCGGGATCCGCTTTCTCCAAATCTAAAACAGGGCGTAACACTTGACCTGTAGGAGAATACTTACCAACACCAACAGCACCAGACATCTGCGTAGCAGCTTGACGCGAAGGAGATGGAGAAGAATCGTCCCTGCCCCTGTCTTTCCTGTCGCTACCAGCTAAAGCTTGTGCCTTCTCATAGGCACTCGTGCCCTTGCCAGACAGGGTTTGAACACCCGCTCTCTTCATCGTGTCAGCGTATTGCTGATATGCCGAAGCCTTACTCATCACGTAAACCCTTTCGCTAACGAACCAATCCCAAGCCGACTCAACGGATCAGGGGCCCTCACATTCCTATATAAACTATATTCACGAAGTTGCATAGGCTCCGGCTCCTGCGTTAACATATCATAAGCCATACCCAAGGACCGATAACCACGATCCCGCCTGTCAGAAACCTTCTTCTCCTCAGACCGCTCCTTCAAAAAATCAACCATCGCCGCATCTGAAACACCCTCCGGATCAGAAGCAACCTCAACAGACTCAAACAAACGATCCGAGTCTAACAAATCCTCACCCGCCGTCCTCGGCTCCGTAATAACAGGCAAAGACGGCTTCGCACCCTGCAAACGAGCCTCCGCCGCAGAACCAGTGAACACAATCTCTTCAGGACCAATTCCGTAGTTCTCTAAGTTATACAAAATCTGATCCCGGCTTAAACCAGACGTCAAAAACGTCCCGCGCTTCGTAACTATATACTCCCCCGCGTCAAGCTCAGGCCGCATCTGCGCACCATACGGACTACCCCTCATCACAAGTACTCCCCTCCTAAAGAACCAAGACCCATGGATACACGGCCTCCAGTAGCGTACTTACCCACCAAAACATCCGACGCCGCATTCTGAATAGCCCGCACCGCCTCAAACTCAGCATCCGTTCCATCCCGCATAGCTTCACCTCGAAGCTTGTTGATCATGTAATCACGAAACTCCTTCACACGAGGCGTCTCTAACGTGCCTTCAACATCTCGAAAAATTTTAGAAGCCCTAAACTCAACCCCAGGATTCTCTCGCGCATAAGCCTCAGCGTCCGCAAGCGTCTGAAAAACACGCGCATCAGACGTCTCATATACAGTGCCTAAAGAAAACTCATCAGGCCGTTGAAACATCTCCGCAATTCTCTCGTGAACGCTTTCTTCTACAGGACCACGTTTTCCAAGATGTCCTTCACGTCGCTGCTTGTCTATTTTAACCATTAAATCAAACGCAGGTTTCCCATACTGTCGTTTAAAATGACCTGGGTCCGACATAAAATAATCTTCAAACAACCTTTGCAAACCACGGTGCCGAAACTCATGCGCTTGCGTTTCTCTTGACCTCATCCCGTAAATCGGGTCCATCGTGTACATATCCAAAGATGGTGAATAACGATCCCCAGACCACGGCCTAGCTACACGGACCCTCTTCGGATCAAAACCCAACCGCGACAACGGATCATGCAAGTACGACTGCATATCAACCTCGTACTCAATGTCCCCCATCTGCTCAGATGCTTCCCTATCCGACATTACTGAACCCCCTTTCTCGTACCGCCTAACCGTCTTATCAGCCTTCGGATCAACGACTTTAAAATCAGGGTTGTTAACTCTATCCGCAAGTTCTGTATAAACGTTCATAGGCATAAAAGTCCTATCACCTACCGCAATACCGTTTTCAGCAGCAACCTCCCTTAACCTTTCTGCAAAACCCTCTCCAAAAGGAGGTTCGTTTATAAGATCTACCGCCGATTGTGTCACCGTTTGATTGTATATACCCGCAGGGGACCCTTGAATCATATCTACTTTTGGAATACCGCTGCCAACTTTAACACCTTGTTCAGTTATTGAACTCGGAGCACCCGTCAACGTCAATATATCCAATAATGCAGCCTTCGCTGGCTGCTTCGCTAACGCCCCAATACCCATCATCCCAACAGGAACTAACGTCTCTACCGTCGCCTC